GGGCGACGAAGCAGGTAATCTTGAAGACAAAGTAATGAGTCTTGAAGACGAGCTAGAGTCGTTAAAAGCCAAGTTTTCTGAACTAATGGGCGAGCCAGCTGATGGCGAGATGAGTCCAATGGATAGCGGCATGGGCGACGACGAAATGGACATGGAAGTCGGCATGGACGACGAAGACGAAATGGAAGGCACCTATATGGAAGCCAAAGCTGCTGACAAAGCAGCGGCCATGAAAGACATGAAAAAAGACGCTAAGAAAGATGCTAAGAAAATGACCGAAGCCGAATGGATTCGCGAATATGTGGAAAAAGTTTCCGCACCTAGCAATCAAGAAGGCGCAGACAACACCAAATCCACAGTTGCTGGTAAAAATGATATGGGCGGCAAAGTTGTTGGCGGTAGTCCAGACAATGCTGATCCAAAGGGCACACCAAGCAACAAGCCAAGCGGTTTGTTAAAATCCGGTAGTGATCTTATTGGTAAAACTCAGAACAGTCCTGGTGCTAATGCTGGTAAAACATCATTCACTAGCAAAGCTCCTGCTGCAAAGTCAAGCGAAGCTGCTGGTACCAATGACAAGAGTCCTTTGGCCAGATAAGGCGTAAACAGCAATGTCGTTATTAAGAGAGCATTTATCTTTTGACAACGCCAAGATGGAAGTCTTGTCGGAAGAAGCCGCGGACGGCAAAGGTAAGAATCTCTACATGAAGGGGGTATTTGTGCAAGGTGGTGTTAAAAACGCTAACCAGCGTGTTTACCCCGTCGGCGAAATTACTGCCGCAGTAACGGCAATTAATATACAAATTAAAGACGGTTATAGCGTATTAGGCGAACTAGACCATCCAGATGATTTAAAAATTAACCTAGACCGTGTGAGCCATATGATCACAGATATGTGGATGGATGGCCCCAACGGTTTTGGTAAATTAAAAGTTCTTCCCACTCCAATGGGAAACCTAGTTAAGACTATGCTGGAAAGCGGAGTCAAGCTAGGGGTGTCGAGCAGAGGTAGCGGAAACGTTAACGAAGGCTCCGGACACGTGAGTGACTTTGAAATAGTCACTGTTGATATTGTTGCACAACCCAGTGCGCCAAACGCATATCCAAAGGCCGTCTATGAAGGACTTATGAATATGCGTAATGGTCACAGAGTTCTCGATATGGCTAAAGATGCCGGTGCAAATCAAAAGGTCCAAAAGTATTTGCAAGAGGAAGTAAGACGCCTCATCAAAGACTTAAAAATATAACAGGAGTATGATCCATGTTTGATGCTATCAAACCATTAGTAGACAGTGGTATCATTAACGAAGAAACCAAGGCAGCCATCAGCGAAGCTTGGGATTCTAAACTTAATGAAGCCCGCGATCAAATTCGTGCAGAAATGCGTAACGAATTTGCTGGCCGCTACGAACACGATAAAGGTGTTATGGTCGAAGCTCTAGACAAGATGGTCTCAGAAAGTCTCCAAGCAGAAATCCGTGAATTTGCCGACGAAAAGGCACAACTGTCAGCAGACCGTGTACGCTTTAACAAGCGCATGGCTGAAAGTGCAGGTAAATTTGATCAATTCCTAGTTGGAAAACTAGCAGAAGAAATTAAAGAACTGCGCGAAGATCGCAAACAGTATCAAAACTCCATCAAGGGTCTAGAGAAGTTTGTGGTTAAATCGCTGGCTGAAGAAATTCAAGAATTCGCTAAAGACAAGCAAGAAGTGGTTGAAACAAAAGTTAAACTTGTTCGCGAAGCTAAACAAAAATTAGCCAGCTTGCAAAAACAATTTGTTACTCAATCAGCTAATCTTGTTAAAGAATCTGTGGCCAAGAATCTAGAGTCAGAAATGACTCAACTAAAAGAAGACATTCAAATTGCTCGCGAGAACAATTTTGGTCGTCGTCTGTTCGAAGCTTTTGCTAGCGAATTTGCTATTACTCATTTAAATGAGAATACACAAATTGCTAAACTAACACAAGCGTTGAAAGAAAAAGAACAACTGATCTCAGAAGCCCGCACAGTGGCTGCTGAAAAAGCTGTTTTAGTTGAATCTAAAGACCGTGAGATTAAAATAATTAAAGAATCACAAGAGAGAGAAGCTACTCTAAACAAGTTGCTGAAGTCTCTTAACAAAGAGAAGCAGACCGTAATGGTTCAGCTTCTTGAGAATGTGCAGACCGAGAAATTGAATTCTGCATTCGAAAAGTATCTACCAGCAGTTCTAAACAACTCCACACCATCAGCAGCTCAAAAACCTGCAATGTTGGCCGAGAGTCGTATGGAAGTAACTGGCGATAAAACTGCTAAAGTTAATGTTGAGCACGAGTATAATAATGTAGTCGAGATCAAACGTTTAGCAGGGCTTAAATAAAACCCTAATCAGGAGTAAAGAGAAATGACACAAGCACTATTAGAAGGCCGTTGGGGCGAGACAAAAGACGCCCTGCTAGAAGGTCTTAACGGTACCCGTAAAACTACAATGGGTATCATTTTAGAAAACACCCGCAGACACTTGGCTGAGAACGCAACAGCTGGCGCAACATCCGCAGGTAACGTAGCAACACTTAACCGTGTTATTCTACCAGTTATCCGTCGTGTTATGCCTACAGTTATTGCTAATGAGATCGTTGGCGTTCAGCCAATGACCGGACCTGTTGCACAGATCCACACACTTCGTGTTCGTTACGCAGAAACAACCAATGTGACTGCACCAAGTCCATTCGACACAGGCACAACAGCCGGTGACGAAGCACTTAGCCCATTCAAAATTGCCACAGCATATTCTGGTAGTTTAACTACTGGTCGTGCTACTAGCACAAGCGCATTAGAAGGCGTACCAGGTCGTAAGATCAACGTTCAGATTCTAAAGCAAGTTGTTGAAGCTAAAACCCGTAAATTGTCTGCTCGTTGGACGTTTGAAGCCGCGCAAGATGCACAATCTATGCACGGTTTGGACATCGAAGCAGAAATTATGGCTGCTTTGGCACAAGAGATTACAGTTGAGATTGACCAAGAAGTACTAGGTTCCCTACGTAGCTTGGCTGCAACTGATTTCGCATACGATCAAGCCAGCGTGTCTGGTACTGCTACATTCGTTGGTGACGAACACGCTGCTCTAGCTGTTCTTATCAATCGTGCAGCTAACTTGATTGCTCAGCGTACACGTCGTGGTGCTGGTAATTGGGCTGTGGTTTCCCCAGCTGCTCTTACAGTTCTACAATCTGCTACTACCAGCGCTTTTGCTCGTACTACAGAAGGTACATTCGAAGCTCCTACAAACACTAAGTTTGTTGGTACATTGAATGGCGCAATGCGTATCTATGTTGACAGCTATGCCAGCGATTCTACTGCTGTTCTAGTTGGTTACAAAGGTTCGTCAGAGGCTGATGCAGCGGCATTCTATTGCCCTTACATTCCTCTAATGAGCTCTGGTGTGGTTCTTGACCCATCAACATTTGAACCAGTAGTTGGCTTCATGACAAGATATGGCTATGTAGAATTGACAAATACTGCATCGTCTCTAGGTAACGCAGGTGACTACGTTTCCGAGATCAGCGTGGCTAACCTATCGTTCCAATAAATCGGAATCTTCTTGTTCGGGAACACAGACTTCGGTCTGTGTTACGGGAAGGAACACCAAAGCGCCGCAAGGCGCTTTTTTGTTGACTTTATTATAAATATACTTGTTCCAATGAACTCTTGTGAGTCGCCACTCCGGGTAGCCTAGAACGCTAACAACATAAAGGAATAAATGAAATGGCAAAATTAAAAATACAACACACCTACACAGGTGCTCCCGGATTCCAAGCCAGTGCAACTATCGTAGAAGATAGTTTTGTAAGTCCGATCCAGATTAATGGCACCAACATTGGCGGCACTGGTGGCGACACTTCTCAAACTGTGCCCACAATCCGCATCAGCTTTTTGCGCAACACAGGCGGCGCTGTTGACACAGGCTACATTATCACTCAAAAAGGCAGTCAAAAGTTTGAAGTTAATAATTCTGCAAATGCCAACACTACTGTGGTATCATTGGTAAACTTGCAAGCTTCTGAACTGACAGCAGCCAACACAGCAACAATCGTGGCCAACACCATGATCATCACTGGAGCTAACTTGGCCAACATTGGCACCGGCGGCGGTGGATTTACCAACAATCGCGCATTTGCTTATATTACCTACGCCACAGCCAATGTGGCAGGCAATAGCAGTCCTGGTATTGGATATCAATTTACTGGTAATAGCGGCTTCTTGACAGGCAATGTCACAGTGGTTGCAATTAATAGCGCAACAAATGTCACAGTCAGCTGTGCCACACAAACAGTCACAGCCAACACTACTGGTCGTTTACAAGTGACCAATCAATTCAATGTCAAACGCATTTCCAACAAATTTGTGTTGGACTGGGATAATACCAAATGGCGCTACTACTTGGGTCAACCATTTAGCAGCGGCGCAGCCATCCTAAGTTCGCAACCAGAATGGCAAAGTGTCGTTCTTGTTCGAGTTGATAACGCTTAACAGCAATGCCGTAAATAGAAAATGGGCTTCGGCCCATTTTTTATCTTTGAATTGTCGAGCATAAATATCATATAAACGGGATACACAATGAGCGTTACCAAACGAATATCAACTGGTGATTATAACTTAACAACTGCCGCTGCGGCTGCCAATGTGGTTGTGACCACAGATACCTTTAAAATATTCGGAAACTTATTTGTTCAAGGTAATTCATCGATAATTAATGTGGCCAACATCAGCACTGCTGATCCTACTATCACGTTAAACAGCAATGTTACATCACCATTCCAAGGTAACAGCGGTATTCAAGTCAATCGCGGCAGTGGATACGCCGAGCCTGCACTGTATTGGAACGAAACAGTACTAGCTTGGCAAACAGTAACTAATATTGCAGATATTGGCACATATATTAACATTGGTAGCGGCGCTGGTACTGGCTCAGTTGGTACCGGCGTGGCTGGACATTTACCATTTTACGCAACTTCAACTGACACAGTAGTAGATGCTGGCAACAACTTAACATGGAATGGCGCCAACTTATTAACTATAACTGGCAATGTTCAAACCACTGGCTTGCGTTTTGCCAACACCGCAGGCGTACCAGCAGCAGTCACAGGTAATGTTGCATTAAGTGGTAACACCACAGGCGGCACAGCCGGCGGTACTGGGATTTATTTTAACAATAATGTTGAGTCAGACGAACTCGTCAGCAAAACTAAAGCAATTGCCTACAGTATAATTTTTGGATAATAATATGAGTATAACAACAGCAAACATAACAACCGCGGTAGGAAACATTTATACGAGTAGTGGTAATACCGTAATGAGCGTGGCTTACTTTTGTAATTATAGTAGCAGCCCTGCACAAATTACAGTTCACTTGGTACCAAGTGGAGGCAGCGCCAATGTATTAAATAGAATCTACAGCAATGTAAGTATAACCGCAGGAGATACTTTAGTAGTCGAAACTGAAAAAATTATTTTCTCTTCAGGTGATATGTTACAAGCCAATGCAAGTGCCAATAGTGCAATCAATGCAACTGTAAGTTTCACGGGTGTATAATGGCCAGACTACTTAAAAATACAGAAATCAGTACACCCAGTACAGCAATTCGATTGCCCATTGGCAGCAGTGCAGTTCGTCCTGATCAACCAGTCAACGGTCAATTACGATTTAATACCAGTCTTAGTAAGATTGAAATGTATTTCGCCAACGTGTGGAACAGTGTTGCTAAAATTGGCAGTGTCAACATTGTTGAAGATGTATTCACCACAGCCAATGCAACTGTACAATACGGCCCAATGAGCTACAGTTACGATGCAGGGCAAGAAGCCAATGTTAAAGTTTTTGTCGGCGGTGTACATCAGTTGCCGAGCACCAACTATCAGTTTCAAGGCAACACCTATGTGTTGATAAATCCGTCAAATGGCACTGCGGGACAAACAATTTCAGTATTTCACAATTTCAACAGCACTGATGCTGCCTAAGGAATAGCAAATGGCTATCGGCAAAATTTCTGGCCAGATGTTACAAAGCGACTTGGTGCGCCAAGGCGTTGACTTAGCCATTGATTCAACATTAGTTTATTTTGATGTTGCCAATCGCAGAGTCGGTGTTAATACTGTAAATCCCAACAATGCGGTCAGTGTTAATGGAAATGTAAATGCAGAATACTACTTTGGCATAATTGGTACTGCTGATCAACCGTTGATCACTAATGTAGGACCGTTGGGCAATCTTACAGTAACGGGTAATTTAACTGTTGGTAATGTGGTTATTAATGGAATAACCGCCAATAATATTAGCATCAGTGGTAACATTATTTCAACTGCTGGAAATATTAGTGCAAACTTAGGTCAACTAAGTGGCAATACTATTGTGGG